AGGGGCCCCTCGTCCGGCTCAGAGAAGCCGAGGAAGGACTTGATTTTGTCGGCCACACCGGCGACAGCATCTCCAACCGCACCGATGGCACCCTTGATGCCATCCACAATGCCGTTGATGATGTCGGCGCCCCACTGAATGGCCTGGGCCGGCAGGGACTTTATCCAGTCGATAGCAGCGGTGAAGCCGTTGACGATGGCATCCTTGATGTTCGTGACCGTCGTGGTTATTCCGGTCAGGATATTTGTAAACGCCGTGGTGATGGCGCTCCAGATGTTCTGGGCAACGCCGGAGATGAAATTCCAGATGGTCGTGAAGATGCTGGATATTACGTTCCACACCGCCGAGAGGATGGTGCTGACGATATTGACGATGCCTCCGAATATGTCGGAAACAAGCTGCTTCACATTCTCCCAGAGGGCTCCCCAGTCGCCGGAGAACAGGGCCGCGAACACGGCAAAGAGGTCGGCAATCACGTTGAACGCGGTGCTGAACACCGCCTTGATGACCTCCCAGGCGCTGGAAATTGCGGTGAGGATCGTGTTGCCCCATGTGTCCCAGAACGCCTTCAGGCCGTTGAAGATGGTTCGGGCAATCGTGCTGATTATGGTCCAAACGGCCGTCAGCACATTCTTGATGATGTTCCAGACATTCACGAGGGCCTCGGTGATCTGCTCCCCGTGCTTCTGCCAGAAACTTTGCAGGCCGCCAAAGATGGTGGTCGCCACGGTCTTTATCACATTCCAGACACCCACGAGGATGCTCTGGATGGTGTTCCACGCGGTGACCAGTGCGTTCTTTATCTCCTCACCATGCTGGCGCCAGAACTCTTGCAGGTCCCCGAAGACCGCGAGGGCCACGGTCCTTATCACGTTCCATACAGCGGTGAGGACGCTTCGGATCACGTTCCAGGCGGCCAGCAGGCCGGCCTTTATCTCGTCACCGTGCTCCTTGAAGAAGTCCTTGATGCCGCCCCACGCAGCCGTGCAGGCTTTCTTTATGGCGTCCCAGACCGATAGCAGGAACGACTTTATGGCGTTCCAGGCGTTGATAATGGTCTGCCTGACCGCCTCCACATCGACGCCGGCCTTTTCAAGCAGGGAGCCAATGAGCGAGTCATTCCCCTGCATGAAGTTGATGAAGTCCTCGACCAGCAGGGCAAGCAGGACGATAATGGCGATGATGGCCAGCGTCTTCACATTGATGGTTGTGAGCAGCTTCGATATGGACGATAGGCCGGACGTTATCTTGCTGAAGTTGAACACCGCAAAGGCCGCAGCGGCCGTTATTGCGATGAGCCGGAACAGCTTATCAACGCCGCCCAGCTTATCGGCCAGCCATGTGACCGCATTTCGCACACGGTTCAGCACGGATATGACGTTGTTGAACGCAGACACCATGAACCTGCCGATCCCGTCGGTGATTCCCAGCGTCTCATTGGTCTGGGCCAGCCAGAGGCCCCATTTGCTTCGGATGACGGTCAGGGCGTCGGTGATGCTGTACTGGACGTTTCCGAAGCCCGCCTCAATTTCGTCGATATTATCTATGAAGGCGGCCTTCAGGTCCTCGATGGTCATTGTGCCCTCGGTCGCCATATCTTCGAGTTGATCGGAAGTCGTGCCGAGCCGCTTATTCAGCAGAGCCACGGCCTCCGGCGCTCGCTCCAGGAGCTGGCTGATGGTCTCGCTGTCAACATAGCCCTTCTGGAAGGACTTGTTGATGGCCTCCATCAGCGAGGCAATATCCTCGTTGGTTTTACCGGCACTCTTGAACAGCATCGTGGCGGCGTTGTTGAACTTCACCGCCTCGTCGACGTTGCCGAACAGCTCGGAATTTCCCTTTACGAGCATAGAGACCACGTTGGCGGTGTCCGAGTAGGACGTCCTCGTGGCCTCTGCTGCGGCCATGATCTCCTCCTGAATATCCCTCTGATCTCCAAGAGCCTCGGTCGCATTTCTTATCTGGTTGTTTACACGGGTAAACTCTTCAACAAGGCCATTGACAGCGGTAAGGCTGAACCCGATGCCGATGGCACCGAGCAGCTTCGTGGCGGTGTCCTTGATGCCGGATATTGTGTTGTTGACCTTATCGACATCTTCATTCTTGACTTTGAAGCCGACCTTGTTGATGAACTCAGCTATCGTCACCGCCATCACCTCGCTTTGGCTTTACTAAATTTTCGTAGTCTGTTATAATACAGTTTGCTATCTCGTAGACTACAAAATGAACGGAGGGTCTGCATGAACATCATCAACCAAGCCACAGCGGGCGACCACCAGGGATTGATTAAGTTCAAAAACTGGAAGAAGGGCCTCTACATCGACGAGTCCAAGCTGCTCAGGAAGCGGCTTACGTTCATCAACAAAGAGACCGTTGAGAGTTACGAGCTCATGATGAACGAAAGCGAAACCAGCAAGAAGGGGGCCCTGACAAAGGGCGTTCTCGGGGCCGCGACATTCGGCCTTGCGGGTGCCATTGCAGGCGGCACGTCCAGCAAGACCAAGTCAAAGTACGTTGTGTCCATCATCTTCAAGGATGGGACCAAGGCCCTCTGCGAGTTGGACTCCGAGACCTACAACACCCTTCTGAAGCTGCTCTACTGAGGCCAGCAGTATGCCTCCGCCGGCGGGCCTTCCCGAATGGCGGAGGCATTTACTTTTGCTGTTGGGCCTTCAACTCTTCCGCTTGCCCGCGCTCAATGTCCATGTCCATACAGTGCAGGGCATAGAGCTTCAGGGCCTCGTCAAGCGTATAGACCGTTTCGAGCTCCAGCTTCGATGCCAAGCGGGACTTTATGAGGATGTACATTCTCAACTCCAGCTCGGAGAACTGGGTCAGGTCGAGGTCTCCCCATTTTTGGTAGTCGGAGCCTCCTTCTGGAGCAGACCCTTTAGGTCTCCAAATCGGTCTCCGATTTTCGAGAAAAAACCCTTGAAGTTCAGGCGGATCACCTCGAAGCAGAGGATATACATATCCTGAACATCGCCGCAGAACACCTCGTTGGCGAGGTCATAGTCGAGGACCTTCACTTGGCCGTCGGTGGCCTCGCTCTCGACGGAGACGTTCTTGTTGTCAATCAGGAGCTTCTTCATCAGACGCTCAAACTTGTCGCCCGAGATGCTGGAAAAAGCCGACGTGATAGCCGGAAGGGCGTCTTCCACATCCACGTCCATGATGTTCTTGGGCTTTTCGTCGGAGCTCTCTCCGCCAGATCCGGCGCCCACCACGGCAGCAATGCCGCCCAGCAGGGGCGACAGGGCGGAGACAAGCTCTCCGCTGATATTCACGGCCACAAAGGCCGGGAACGGCTTGATGTAGAACGTGTTCTCGCCGATCTCCTTTTTCGTGACTTCCATCTGTTTCATAATTCAATACCCCCTTATTGAATTGAGAGGGCCACCCAGGCGGGCGGCCCTCTCTTTGCCTTATTCGGTCAGGTTGCCGGAGCCGGTGTGCAGCTCCCACTCACGGTTGGTGGACTCCTTGCCGAACCCACGGGACGCCGGCTTGATGGGCCACGCCGCGTCGGTGCTGAACACCAAGCCGCCCTTCAGGTCCTTAATCAGGATCGGGAACATCCCATCTCCCGTCTGGCGGTCCTGGGCGAACCGCTCCTGGAGGAAGGAGTTGGTGTCGGAGGTCTGCAACACCGTGATTTTCACGATGTAGGTATCATCCGGGCTGACGCTTCGGACGATCTCGCCATCACAGCCCACCTTTTTCGTCACACCGTCGCCGTTGGGGTCGATGGTGATAAACGAGTCATCGGCATAGCCAGAGACGATGTGATTGCCCAGGGCAATCGTGACTTCCTTCGGGTTGTAGGTCTTGATCTTTCCCATTGCTCAGTTCCCTCCTTCCTTACAGCTCATAAGTCAGGCTGCCGGTCAGCTCTGCGAAATGGATAGCGCCGGCCAGTCTCGCCTTGAACTTGCAGTTGGTCAACCGGCGGGAAGCCTTGTCAGAGGCGGAGATGGGGGCAGCGGGAGGCGCCGGGGGCT